AGGAACTATTGTTGAATTAAGAGTACCCTTAAATTTTTTGTAAGCCAAGTACCCAATTACTAAAACTCCTGCGCCAATTAAAATTTTTTTGTTATTTACTTTCATAATTTTGTTTTTATTTTTTATCTAATTTAATAATTACTACATCCGACCTAAACCAACGTAGAGAAGGGTCTTTTTCTAAATAAATGCTCCAATTAAAATGTTTTTTAACATCGTACACCCTATTTGAGTTTTCTTCATTAACAGCAAACCATAATTTTTTATCGTCTCCCAATTTTACTGTAACTACCTTACCTATAAAAGTTTTTTTCTTTGGAATTGTACCAGCTTTGTTATGAAATATACCATTGTTTACATCTGCACCCATTCTTATGTTTACATTGTCAACTAAAGTATATATTTTTTTTCCTATATAATTTTGATATTTTTTATCGTTTAATGCTTTTTCTATGCTAGTATTATAATCGTTAACAGACAAAGGTTTTTCTAATCCAGTTGTTATTCCACTAGTAGTAGAAGAGGGTTTTCCACTTGCGTTATTATAATCAAGTTCTATCGATTCGTCATCTAATATTCCAACCTGACTTTTATTGCGTTTAGTTTTTAAAAATAAGTAAATTGCAGTTCCAACGGCTAATATACCTGCACCAATCAATATTTTTTTGTTATCTATTTTCATGTTTTTATTGTAAAATCATTTTGTTTTTTTCGAAGTTCTTGATGAAAGCATCAATTCTATCGAAACGTCTTTTGTTCTGCTCACTAGGGCTTTCTTTGAATACCTCTAGGAACGCTTGATAACCCTCAATTCTAGGATAACCTAGTCCTAAGTATATTAACAGACCATTTATGTCAGCTTCGCTTTCATCATCCATATTTTCATTCAAATAGTAATGCGAGAACTCATGGCATAAAATAGCAAACTTCATAGGCACTGTATAAGTGTCAAACTCTTTTTTAGATACCTGAATCCTTCCAGTTACCTTAGAAATCCTTGCTGGAGTAGCTAACGGATTTCCATTTTTACCAATAATTGTAGGAACGAACTCGATTAAGAACTCTCCATCATCTGACTGATAAGATTTTCCTGCTTGTAAGTAAGCGGAGTTGTAACAGAACCTTTGTGCAAAATCAACGAAATAAGCAATAGTTCTATTTTTTATATCTATAACATCTAACCTCTTTTCCAAAGGCGTTTTGTCAATTGATATTATGTTTATGTTTTTTTCCTGCTCTTTTGGAATATTACCTCTTTTGTCATCGTATATAGAAATCACTAAATTATTAGAAGTTAGCGGTAATCTAACGTAAAAAGTTTCCTCTTTAGAAACAGTTTTGTACCTATCGGTAAAGACAATTTTAGACTTTAGTTCATCAAAAATTTTTATTCTTACAACGGTAGGTGTATTAACGGCTATTTTAATAACCAAACACATCTCGTCATACCTTGTTTGAAGTCTAAAATTCATACTTATTTTCTTTTTTTATAGATACTGTAACCAACAGCTCCAACTATAATTAAAACACTTGAAATTAAAACCCACTTGTTAAGCCCTAAGACAGTATTAGTATTAGTTTCAGCAAGTGTAACAACATCATTGCCGTTTTGTATTCCAATAGTGTTTTTAATCAAAGCTATGGAGTCATTCACTGTTTTATTAGGAATCAACATTCCTTTTTCTTTCTCTCTCTCAATCCAATCTTTAAAGCTTAGTGTCGTTCCGCTTTCTTTCCAAAGCTGATTGGCACTCTTTTCTGATAATAGTTCTTCCATGTGTTGTTATTTTTTGGTTTGTTGTAAAGCGTCTTGCAATCCTTGTTGTTTAGGTTTATAATAACCAATGTATAGATACACTAAAGCACCTATACCTCCGATTATTAAAATATTGCCAATTGTTTTTTTGTTCATTTTTTTTGAATTAGCCTTTTTGACTTCTCTTCCAAGCACTACCTACAATCCAAACGGTAGCAAAAAGTACCAATACACTCGCTCCCACGCTAACCAAAGTTGAGGTAAGAGATTTTTTATCTTTACTTGTTGAAGTAGTTGACGGTAAAGCATTTTCTATAATATCGTTCATAATAATTAATTTTATTTTTTTTACTTATTTTTCGAACATTCAGGGCAATCATTTGCACCATCTTTGAGCATTTTTACATTCTCTTTATTCTCATGTTGTTTCCAAAGATAATAAGATAAAGCCAATACGCCTAATCCGATTACAATTTTGGTATTTTTTGATAAATTATTCATTATTGTTGGCTTTTTTTCCAACCTTTTCCAGCTACATAAGCATAACCATAAACTACTGCAAAAGATATTGCAAGTCCTAATAATCCGTTTAATATATTTGGTGTTTTCATTTTTTTTGTTTTTTATTTTTTTTATTTTTTAGTTACGATAATTGCAGTTGCTACACCACCAATAATAGCTCCAATAAGACCGCTTACATAAACATTTTTGCTTTTGTAATGACCTATCATCAATCCTATTACAAGTCCAGTTACAGCTCCGTTTACAGAAGCTTTAGAAGCGTGTAATAAAACATCTCTTTTGTCTTTGTTTACAATGCTTTTAACATCTTGCATATAATCTTTTACCTCTTCCATTTTTTTACTTTCTAGTTACGGCAAAAATAATACCTCCTAATACAACTACTCCTCCAACTGCTAATGCAATGTAAAGTGTTTTGTTGCTAGAAGTACCAACGCCAGAATTAGCTTTTGCTGATTCTAATTTCATTCTTTCAGTTTCTTGCATAATTCGAGCAACTTCCACTTGAGATAAACCTTGCTTAATTAGAGCATCTGCTTGAGCTTGTGATGCTTTTGTTTGCTCTTTGCTATTAAGCCATCCACTTACACCTCCAAATAAAGAACTTCCTATTTGAGTATAATCTGAACCCGTTAAATTATTATATCTATCTTGCATAATTAAGAGTTTTTGTTTTTAACTGCATACCATATTCCACCACCTACTACTGCAATGCCTAGTATTGCCAAAACAACATAAAGTGTAGTGTTTGACTTTTTAGAAGCTTCAATAATTTGGTCTTGAGGAATTGCTCCGCCACTTTGCGCATTTACTACAGAAGCGTTTGCCAAAGCTCTATTTGTTTTATTGGTATCTAATTGCAAATAAGCGTTTAGTGATTGTCCAAAAATATTAAGTACTTTATCTAGCGTAAAACCAGTTTTAGGTGCGGTTGCACTAGTTGTAGTTGACGGTATAGAAGTTGTAGTTGCAAATGGTGAAGTAGTAGTACTGAAAGGACTTGGAGATACGCTAAACATATCTGAAAAACTTCCACTTGCATTACTATAACCACTCATTGAAAGAGTTCCTTCTAAAACATTTGGTTGACTTATAAAGTTCAAAAATTCCTTTCTGAAGTTTTTTGAGCTTTTTAAAAGTTGTGTAACAATTTGAGCTAATTCAATATCCGTTGAATTGCTAGATGCTACTACCCCATTTCTTAGAAGTAAAGCAATAATCTCTTGTCTATGTTTACTTGTAACATGGACTATTAAGCTTGCTCCTAAATTTACTTGTTCATTCATTTTATTTATTTTTTAAAATTAAAACAGTTGCTATAAACAAACTAGCAACCACTAAAATAGCGTTTGTTTGATGCGCTAAAATATTGGAAGTAGAAGTATTGGAAGTATTACTTGCCTCAACACCGCTTCCACTAGCGTTCATATAGTGTTCGTATTTTTCTTCGTGCTTTTTATTACAAGATGAACAACCACAACCTTGTTTTTCTGTTTTTACTGTTTGATTAGAAAATAATTCTAAAATAACATCTTTGTCTGGGTGTATTTCCATTACTTTTCTCAAAGCTGGCTCACCTTCCTGCGCTATCAATTCGTTCAAGCTTTGACCTAAATTGCTTCGGTCTACTATTTCATACCCAAAAGAAGATATGACGCTTACAGCACCTTGTGGATTCCTTGTAGCAATATCATTATAATCTGACATAGTTTTTGTTTTAAGCAAAAAAGAGCAAGTTGACTAAATCAGACTTGCTCTCTTTAATTATACATTAATTTGACTTACCTCAATAAATTAATTATTGTGCAATTCTAATGGTTTGACCATTAGTAACTGGCGGTGTACCAAATTGTCTGCTAACAGATTGTCCTCCTAATGCACGAGCAAGGTTTATGTTGTCTGCTGGGTAGAAGTAAAGTTTAACAGTTGCATTTGCAAGAACTTGACGGATGATGATTTTTGTGAAACCATCGATACGGTAAGCATATTTCATTGCAATGATTGTTGTTTGTTGTTGGTAAGGGTCGATAGTCGGAACTAAAGTCTTTTGAGCCAAGTTACCGTTTGCGTCTTTAGTGTTAACTGAAAGAGTTTCTAATACTTGATTAGCGGTAGCTGATTGGATGTAAGTTAAACCAACAGAATAAGGATTGTTCATAAATTGGTACAACATATCTCTATAAGATATATCAGAAATACCAGAACTAATTGTAATTGAACCAATTACTAGGCTACCACCTGCTGTGAAACCTGCGTTGTTGATGTATTGGTAAGAACCTAATACTTCAAAGTTTGCTACTGCTGAACCAGAAGTAGATGTAATATCTACGATGTATGGTTGAGAAGTTTGAACTGATTGCCCCATTGAATTTCCTCCTGCGTTGAAGAAGTCGTCTCCAGTGAATGATAAATCACCATCGATAAATCCGTCTGCGTTAGAGAAATTTTCCATTGCGCTTCTTTGCGCTCTTGCTAAATAATTTCTTACTGACATTTTTTTGTGTTTTTTTGTGTTTTTTAAAATTTGATTTTTTACTCTTTAATTTCGTTTGGCAAGCTAATCTTAGAAGACAAAAATTTTCTATCTACCCAATTAGCTATTAAAACTCCACCTATTACGATGGCTAATGTTTTTGTGATTGACACGATTTCGTTTTTCATTACAGAATGACTTTAACTAAACTTATTTTTAACGATAATTATATTCAGATATAATAACAATTCAAAATTATGTTAAATCAAAACCATATTAAGGCATTTACCTACAAATAAACTGAAATAATTTTTTCACAAGAGTTTTTTTTATTTTACAAAGCACAAAAAAAGCCACCGTTTCCGATAGCTTTTTTAGTAATTGATTATAGTTTGAGTAGCTTACCTAGTTATTAAAACCCCTCCTATAAAACCTATTCCGATTTTAAACAAATTAGTATCATACCATTTTTTTGGAGTTACTACTTCTATATGTTGTATCTGTTTAGTTTCCACAAATGGATTTGCATGACTTATATCTGCGGTTTGTGTTTGCTTGCCTAAAAACCACTTTCTCTTGAATCCAGTAACCACCATTACGCTGTCTGGTATTGATAGTTCAGTTATTTCGATTCCTTTTTGATTTGACTTATAAGCTATGTTGTACCATTCTTTGACTACTTTATCTTTTCTATCAAATACACAAGGTACGGTATCTTTATATCGAAGCTCTATTGTATCGAATTTAGTAACAGTAATGTATCTAGTAATGCTCTTTACCTTATTAAACTTATCTAAAAGCTCTTTTATTCTCTTGTCCTTTAATATTATTGAATTTTTAAGCTGTGCCTTATCATAAGACAAAACTTCAACGCTTGTAACCAATTGTCCGTTTTTTAATTTGTAAAACGTATTCTCCTTATTTAAAGCATTTATGTTTGCTAACTGAACTCTTTCGCTCTCGCACTTTGAAAAAAGTGATGATGCAATTATTAATAGCCCCAATGCTAGTAATGTGATTAGGAACTTCTGTTTGTTAAATGTGTTTATTGTCATGTTTGAAATTTTAAATTATAACGTAGCCTTCTGAGTTACGCTCTTTGTTGATTAATACCCTCCAATTGTTAAATCCTATTTTGTCGAAATGTGGCATATCTTTAAATGAAGTCCAATTTCCACCCCAATTCCAACCGTGCTTTGCAAATACTTTTACACATTCATCCCAATCGGCTATGCCATCGTTATCCCAATCTTTATGGGTGTTCCAACTTGCGGTTTTACCATCGATTATCAATACAATATCCACGGCAAAGCCATAATTATGAATCGACTGTCCGCCCTTTGCATTAGTAACCTTTGGTCTTTGTTTATAAAGAGCATCTTGCTCGGCAAAGGTTCTTAAACCTTGTGCTATTCTAACTTGCGACCTTCCTTTTAATGAATCGTTACACTGATTGATAATTTTGGTCATTTCTTCTCTTACGGACGGATGCAATTTTGCTATCCTATCCAATGTTGCCTTGTCCATTTCCTTTTGCTTTATAAATTTTTTCTACTACACTTATTGCCCCTTCTACTGACATATAGGTAACGGCAATTATTACCCAATCTCCACTTTCAATTGATTTTGTAAAAAGCCCCGTTGATGCAACTGCAAAAACTATAAGCTTCCTACTAATCCATTTAGATACTAGCGCATCTATATACTCTTTTCTACTCATCCTAAATAGTACTTAATTATTCTTTCTTTTTGAACTTTAACTGCTTCTTGAGGAGTGTATTTTTTCGCTCCCTTTCCTAAATCTTTAGATTGTAGCATTGGTGATATTAGCTTTCTGTAATTCTCAGATAAATATTGGTCTAAAATAACATCGAACTTTTTACGGTCAATACCTTTTATTTTCTCATCGTCAATATCAACATAGATAAAAATCCTTTGGTCTCCTGCATGATACTCGGCATTAACATAGTTCTCTACTAATTTTAGCAACTCATACTTGTCCTCAAATTTTCCACGGTGCTTGTCTACTGAATCTGTATTTTTGTGATACCTAATCCAATTCAAGTTCTGCCATATTTTAGGTGAAATCCTTCCTACCGATTGAAAATGCAAAATGATGTCGGTATCAGTGTGTCTGTTAGTGCAAATAGCACCTACAAGGTCATTTGGCAAATAATCTGAAATGTATCGATTAATATCTTCAATAAGTAAAAGCCCACCTCTATAATCATTTAGTATTTTAAAAAGCACCTCTTGAATTTCAGTAAGTGTCATTCTAACTCCATTTTCATGTAGCGGTCTTATTCTTCTAGCTTCTATTATTGGATGCGCTGAAAAACGCATTACATCTCCAACCCGTATTGCTCTAATGTCCTCAAACTCATCATTCACATCTAATACTAATACCCTACGAGGAGGAACCCCTTTGGCGGGGTTTCCTTGAACGTATTTCTGTATCATCTGTTTTGTAGTATAGGTTTTTCCACAGCCTTTTCTTCCAACCGCAACGCCTAATCTTGGTTCTCTTTCTTCCATTTATTTTTTAGGTTTTCTAGTTGTTGTTTTTTTTGCTCCAGAATTAGCTCTTGTTTTTCTAACTGGCTTAACTGGCTCTTCACTCAATCTTTCTAATTCAGCTAATATTTTTTTATCTCCAAAAGTAGGCATACCACTTGGTGCTACATATTCATCTGCAAACCCACCTCTATCGCTTAATACAGAATAAACTCCTTCTTCTTCTGGTTCAGCAAAGTTCATAACTTGCTTCTCAATGTCAGTCATAGGTTTTGCTTTAGCTCTTGGCTTATCCATAATGACTACCTCGCTTATATCCTCAGTAAAATCATTGCTCGATGTTTGTGATTCAACAGTATTTGTATTTATTGAGCTTGAAGCAGTTTCAGTAGTTGCTTTAGCAGTTGGTCTTTCTCTTTGTGCAGTACTCTCTCTAATTGCAAGGGTATTTTCCTTCAAGCTATCCAAAATGCTATTAGCAGTCTTTTTAAGCATAAATGCCTGCACCCCTTTTGTTCCTAAATCGGTTACAAAATAATAAGCCAACAATTGCTCATCGGTCATACCAACTCCACGTTTCTTAAATACACGGATTAATGGTGGTTTTACCTTTTCCTTAAATTCATCGCTAACTTGAAATGCTTCCTTTATGCTTTCGTTATACTCTACGGCAAAATCTTTAATTGGAATTTCCCCATTTTCAGTTGGAAGTTTTATATCCGCATCAATCTCGCCTTCTGCAATAAGCCTATCTAATTTTCCTTCACTAATTTCTGGAACTTTACCTAATAGCCCGCAACCCTTTTCGTACAAGTCTAATGTCATTTCTGCCATCATTTCAGCACCCATGGTTTTCTCTTTTCCGTCTAATTCAGAATAAGCTTCGTTAAAAGGTTTTGCTGGTTCTTTTTCTGTTTCGCTCGGCTCGTCAAAATCAGTATAGCTAGGTGCTTGAAAAGTAGGTTCGTCAAGCTCTGGCATAACTTGATGTGCATCCATCTTATGTTGAGTATAGCTACGTTGTTTTACGGGCGCATCTAATGGAGAAAAGTCATTGTCAATAGTTTCTACTACCTCTGCGTAAATTTGTTCTGTTTCTTGGTTATTGCTCATTTTTTAATAAATTAAGTTTTGTTTTAATGTTTTTTATTTTTTCTAATATTACTATATCTACCTTGTGACTTGGATTCAAAGATACGATTTCATTCTTGTAAATGGAAGTAAGATTCTCTGGTTTTTTGAGTATGTAAGATATATTTGAGTTGTCTAATCCTACCTCATCTTGTAAAAATAGAGCGCAAACACCTATTGCATTTCGCCTATTGTTTTTTCTTTTAGAAGAATAAAATTCATGCAAGCTAATTGCAAACTCATCACAAATAATCTGAATTATCTGCTCTGAATATTTAATTTGGTCTTCGGTAATTTGAATATTGTTTTTTCTTGAATAGATTAAAATTTCAAGTAGTTTTTCCGTACCTATTACATTCAGGGTTTTATCGACCTGCTGTAATATTCGAGAAGCATCCGTAAGTTTTGTTGTTTCTTGGTTCATTGTGTGTGTTGTTATTTTTTTAAGTAATCATCTATTATATCTTTTGTCATTTCAAACCCCCAACTAAAACACGCCTTGTACCCTTTTTTACTTAATTCAAATAAAGAATCTGCTTGTCCTTTAAGGTGGTCGTTCGCACTAGCTTTTATACTACCATCCTTTTTAAAAGGAGTTTCTAGCTTCAACTCTATAAATAACCCACTGCGCCCGTGTCTCGGCTCTAATATAAGCAAATCAGGTGTCTTAAAACCAGATTTTTGAATTTTTTTATTTCTACCTGCTTGCATTGGCGTAAGTTTCAGGTTGGCAATAGTATCTGAAATAAAAAGCACATTTGGATATTGGTACGACAAGTATCTTGAAATTGCTACTTGCAAGTCAAATTCTTGGTGTTTCATATCCCATATTTTTTAGTGAACTCTTTATGTTTTAAAATCTCCTTGCCAACTGTTCTAGCAAAATCATTGTCCGAAGAATAGTGCAATCCCATGTAAATTCTACTGTAAGCTATATCCTCAATTATCTCCTTGCAAAAAGCATAGTGACTAGGATATTTACTAGCAATTACATTTAGGATAACATACGCTTCTACTGTATGTCCTGAAGGAAAAGAAGGTGTATCAGCAGAATAGCTTTTATAAGGGAATAGCTTTAACTTGTAGTAATTAGCTAGTTGATTAGGTCTAGGTCTATTGTAAAAATATTTCAGCTTGTAAATTAAGCTTTGTATGTCCGTAATAATGCTTTTAGAAAGGCTTTCCACATCTATTGATTTCTGCTTGAATGTAGTGTTTATTACTTGAATCAAGTTTCTATCGTAAGCTTTGTATCTTTTTAGATAAATGCTGTTATCTTCTTCCTCCATAGATATAAGACAATCAACTATTTCGTTAAGCTCGTCTTTGACCATTTCTGAATCATTAGAAGGGCAAACATTTTCTTTTAGTTTTACAAATAAGTCATCGACCAAACACGGAGCATCTATTGAGTGCTTCTGTTCGATTGTTGGGTTTCCATAGGTTACGTTGTTAAGTTCCATCTTGGCTTTTTATTTTTTAAATTTTTTGTATGCGAAATAGCCTGCTACTAAAGCTATAACTAGATAAAATCTACCCTTCGCTGTTGGAGAAATCATATCGGATTGAGTTAAGCCTAAACTTCTCCAAAATTTTTCTTCTGTATTGTAATATATACCTGCATCTTTTGGATTGGTTCTTTGAACAGTATCGTTAGTTGTCATAACCTATGTATTTTTATATTTACCTCCAAGGGCTTTTTTCACATTGTACTTCACTTCTTCTATATCTCCAACCATGTTGTCAAACTCATCCGTAGTTGGCTGTTCGTCCAATTTTTTGATTGCTTTTCTGTAGTAAATAATACCGTATATAGGCACTATAATCCAAAGAGACATGATTAAAATATCAACCATTCTCCATTTTGTTTTACCCTCAAATGCTCCGCCTTCTTCCATAACTTGTGGTGTTGGGGTTGGCTGTGGTGTTGGTGCTACTGGTGTAGCTACTGGTGCTGTTGTAACTGGTGCTACGGTCACTTCTGGTGCTTGTCCTTCCATTTTATTTTTTTATTGATTTCATTATTAATAATACTCCCGCTAAAGCTCCTAGCCCTGCGTAAACATTTTTGTGTTTTACTAAATACTCTTTAAAGTTTAATTTTTCCTTTTTCGAAGCAGTACTAGGTTTCCCCGTTACAACAATCTCTTCTAATTGCTCCATAGCATCTAGAAGCATTACTTCATTTCCATCTAATTCGCTTGCTTTAAGCAATTTTGGCTCATAACCTATGTAGCTAATCATAAAAACAGAATCAGGCTCTATAACCTCATTTTCCAAATAAAAATTACCGTCCAAGTCAGCAGATACCCCTAGCTTTTTGGCACGAGTTCCGTCCTGAATAGTAATGTTAGCCAATGCTAATGGCTCTCCACTTGAATCAATTACTTTGCCTTCTATTATCACGACCTACCTCCGTTAGTTAATCTTCTAATTGTGTACCAATTGACAATAGCTCCTAAACTAAAGGATATAATGCCTACAACAACAAATATAGTGGATAAATGCTTATGCAACTCCGTATTGACTTCTTTTTTTATTTCTTCCTCTGTACCGTTTGTTTGTTCTAACATAACTATTTTTTAAATTTTTTGTAAAAGTACAATCCTCCAATAATTGCTAACAACGTATATAAAACGTAATCTGAATAGGATTTTATCGCCAATGAAAAACTTCCATTTTTTAACCATTGACTTGGCAATCTTTCCAACATTACTTTTTTAACTTCCCATACCTGAACTTTACCATCTTTATTAGTGTCAAAGGCTGGGTTTTGTTTCGCTATTATTGATGGTGATATACCATTCGCCTGAATAACCCAATTATCGTCTTTACCTATCGCCAATGGAAAGAAAACCACAAAGTAAGTATCAATGTAATTTTTTAATTTTCCTTTGTATGGCAAAAAGTACTTATACACATAATCCAATTGATTTACGGCACTCATGTTTTTTAAAGCAGATGACGTAGTTCCTAATCCTTTTGCTGTTGATGGCATAAATTGAATTAGTCCAACTGCACCTATGGGATTAGTAATGCTAGCCGAAAACGTATTTGCGCTCTCAAACTGCATAATAGCCATAAGCCAATTTGGGTCTATACCTAATTTACTTGATATGGATTTAACCTTATCAATAAATGCTACCCTATATGATGCGGGTACTCTATCTTCATATACTAATGCCATTTACCATAATATTTTATCTGCATAATATCCATCACTCCCAACAACGTGTCGGTCTTTATCGTGTCTTTCTTTATACAATTTTCGTCTTTTATTTGCATACCCTTTTTCGTAGTAGCCATTTTTTTCTTTCTGCATATAAGTAGGGTAATCATTCATGCCCCTTGCACCTATACTAGCTATTTTATTACCTTTCTTGAAAACATCAATTTTTTTCAAAATATTAGTTGAAGGTTTAATTATTACATTAAGCTTCTTCGCTTGTTCAAAGGAATATGGTAATATTTTATAAGCCATTTTTTATGCGTTTATTTGAGTCATATAATCTTGAATAGCCAACTCTCTTTGGTCATCTACCTCGAATCCAGTCATTGAGTTCAAAGACACAATTCTTAATATGTGTTGAAAATCACTTAATAATGGATTAGTCGATTTTATCCATAATGTAACCGTTACAAAATAAGCCACATCCCCCTCTGGAATTTCAGGCAAGGGAATATCTGTATCGTAACTTCCATCTTCTAATTTTTTTATTGGCGTTTCTGCACCGTACAAATAATTTTCTAATATATATTTTTCCATTTTTTTAATTATAATATGTGCAATAAATTATTCCATTTGTTCCCGCACCACCCACTACACCAGTTCCATGTCCTGCTGAACCTGCTCCACCAAAACCAGTTCCTGCTAATCCAGCAGTAGAAATCCCAGTTCCAGAACCTCCCAATCCCCATCCTTTTGGCGAATTACCTCCAAACCCCCCAGTTTGAAGATTAGACGCTTGACCTGATGCGTTTCCATTTTGACCACTAATATTTATATCTCCATTTGTTCCACTTCCTCCTACACCACCTAACGATGAAGCAGTACCTAATCCAAAACCTCCACCAGATGCGGTATATGTTGTAATTCCGATTGTTAATGTTGTTGAAGTTCCAGCAGTTCCTGAACCTGCACTTGCACCTGCGCTTCCACCTACTCCAATTGCACAAGTGTAAGTTGTACTTGCCGTTAGTCCAGTTATTTTTTTATATACATATCCACCACCTCCACCACCACTACCATTTCCAGCAGCTAAACCACCACCGCCACCTCCACCTGCGCCAACTAATTCTATTATAAATATTGTTGATGCTGTAATAGTTGCAGGGGTTGTAAAAGAGGTTCCTGATGTAACTATAATGGTATTTGTTGCTTTACTATCTATTTGCGTTTGTATTGCACTAGTTACTCCTTTTACATAACTTAACTCTGTTAAACTTGGATATGTAGAAGTTGATAAGCTAAGTAAATTTTTAGAATTGTCAAACGAAGCTATTGTATTTGCAGTTTGACCTGAGACTACTAAGCCTGAGAATGTTTTTGTACCAGCAAATGTTTGCGACCCTGTTGTAACTACACCTCTTGCAGTTGCGCTAGCATCGGGTACGTTTAATGTTATTACAGGTGTAGTTGTTCCAGTAGCAACTGTACTTGACAAATCAGTTCCTGTTGTACCTAATGTCAAAGCAGAAACTGATGTAACTGTTCCAACAGATAAATTAGTACTTCCTAATAATGTACTGCCATTTACAGTTCTAATGTTTGTACCAGAAACTAATGTATCTTGCTTTAAATTTAATGCACTTGAAATATCATAATAACTACCATCAGTACTAAATAAATTATTTGGCGATTGAATATCTGGGTCTCCTTTAACTCCAGATAATGCAACATTAATTCCATTGTTAAATGTTTTTACACCAACAATAGTTTGCGTACCCGTTGTAACTAATCCTCTTGCAGTTGCACTAGCACTAGGCATATCAAAAGTATGTGTACTTCCACTTGAAACTATGCTAAAGTCAGTTCCACTTGTACTAGTGGCAAAATTTTGAGTTGTAGCAGTTAATCCATTCAATGCACTTATACCACCTGCAAAACTAGTAATGATTTCACAAAGATTGCCGTTCTCAGTATGCAGTGTAGCTGTTCTTCCGCCTGAATTATTAACTATATATACCCTAACTGCAAATCTATCGGTTGATAGCAAAGTCGTTTGCGGTACTGCTAATGAAGTTATATATACATCAACTATCGTTCCCCCACTTATAAATTCTGGATTTAAAATACCACTAGATATTGTTGTAAATGTACTTCCGTTATATTTCAACAAATCTATATAAAATTCAGGAGTACCTCCGTTTGAAGACATATTGAAGTACATCTCAAAGTTCCAAGCTCCTGCTGGAATATCTAATCTATTTGGACTCCCAATATCCGTTAAAAATTGGGCAATTAGCCCATTACCCGTTTTAGTGAAATTTGTTCCTACTCCCAAAATTGGAGTTGAGCTTATTTGGTAATAAGTAGCTACGCTACTTGGTACACTTCCGTTCAAGTAAAAATTAACTGTATTACCACCGCTAGAACTTGATACTGCTGATATTAATCCGCCATTTATGGATATATTTGCACCAGCAGTAATAATAGAGCCGTCTGCCATTAATATTTCAGAAGAAGTACCGCCAGTTTTTATAAATGAGCTTGCTTCTATTGAATTAGTAGTACTATCTCCATTGTCAGTGACGGATTGTAAATCTTGTGCAACAATATTACTCCAATTATAAACAACCCCACTTAAATTTAGCGTATCTATGTCTAATGTTGCATAGTGCGTACCATCTAAATTATCTTCGAACTTAATAGTTGGATTACTATCGTTATTTAAGTAAAGAGTTCTGTTATTTACAAAGTTTGTTGATTGCATGGATGCAGTTCCCGTACCACCATAATTAGAAATACCATTTCCTACGTTTACAACTTGCTGAAGATTTTGACTGCCACCTCCGCCACTAGGATATTGCCATGCAACTCCATCGCTGTAGTAAAGTCCTATTGGGTAAATTCCGTCTGCTTCTTCGCACCAATAAAACTCTCCCGAAACTGTTGTAGGGTCGGGTAAAGCACTATAATTTAAAACAACCGTTATAGTTTGAGGGATTCCGCCCGAATTAAAACCCAGATAAGTCTCTACGAATGTAATAAAAGAATTTACTGTAAAAACATTCCCACTTGGGTCTAAACATTCAGATAGTCTCCTTGTAAAAACCAATCCTAAATAACCTAAGTTTAAGTTGTAAATATCTGCTGTTGGTACTGCTTGATATAAAGATTGACTAATAGCAAATACATCCTTCTTAGCGATAAAAACAACTGTTTTTGTATCGTCTACTATTTTTAAACTTTCGTTGACAATTGTAAATTGAACCATTTTTTATATATTTTCTTTTGCATAAAGCTCTAAAAATCCATCTATACCTAGAATTTTAACTAAATAGTTTCTAGTTTCTTTTGGTATTCCTTTGTCTTTAAAGAGCGTTATAGTTTTTACTTCTTTGTTTTTATATCTAGAAATATCACCATAAGCACTTTGATTGTAGGCTATTATTCCTTTTTGTAAATAGGTCTTTCCTAATGCTTTGGTAATTTCTAGCCCCCATCTTAAACCTATTGCACCCATTAGAATATTGAAGTCGCTATCCGATTTCAACAAAGATTCTAATTTAGAAGTGTTTGCAGAAGATAACTCTTGATTATTAGGAGTTAGTGAAAGCAAAAATGATGCTTTTGATTTTATTGATTTTACCGCTTCCGTTGGTAAATCAACCTTTGTAATAGTTTTGAACTTAGAAATTGATTCTCGCACAAGAACAGCAGTTACTTGAGTTAATCCAATTGCACCAGCATTGTTTTTACCTACCATTTTTCCTGAACTCTCTACGGCTATAAATGAAGATAGCATTGGTTCACCTAATTCAAAAGCATTAGACCATTTCTCTATGGATTTCCCATAATCATTTTTGATTCCTCGAAGAGTGGTTATATTGCCTTGTTTAACATTAGGAGAAGAATAATCCTCTTTACCAAAAACAAATCTGTATGGTAAATCCGAAATGTTAAAATCGTCTAATTTTGTAAATGTTCCCATATATTTCTATTCTACATCTTCGGAAGACATCGGTTTAATATCTTCTTTAGGCAATATTATTGTATTGTATTTATAACGCTTTGTATTCCTTGTTAGGTATTTTGTAAGCGCAAATCCGCCTATTGCCAATGCAATAAATCCAATACCTAAAATCAATTTCTTTTTCGTGTCCACTATCTGTTACTTTTCATGATGTTAAATGCTCCAACAGAACCAACAAGCACAACAACCCCTAAGATTAATCCAAATACACCCAAACCTTTTTTCTTCTCTACAACTACCTCTGTTTTAGTTTCAGTGGTTGAAGCAGGAGCTATTTGTTCTGGAGCTTTTTCTACTATTGGTTGTTTTTTTAATTCTATTAAATCCTTCAAATCTTCAATCAAATCTTCGACTACATCGGAAACGTATTGTTTAAAATCGTTCAAAGATTCTTCTGATTCATCGGTTGGATTTTCTAAATGCTCTGATTCTGCTAATACAACTCTTTCGTTTAATTTATTTAGCCCATCTAATCTCTTTGTGATATTAGTCGTAACCTTGTTTTCTAATTGTACTAATAATTCATTAATTTTTTCCATAGCAATAATTATTGTTTAAGTTTATAATTAGCAAATATAATAATTTATTAAATATCAAGGCATTTAGATTAGGTTTTTATTATTTTATTTTATATACAAAAAAAGGGCAGTAAATTAATACCGCCCTTTTTTTATTGAGATTACATCGTGAAAACTACTTTCTCAATTGCTCTCCAGCTCTTTTTAATGCGTCTTTCCAACTTTCGTTTTCTTTTCGTATCTGTTTAGCTAATAGCATAATACCACCTCTACTAGTAACACCGCCTTTAGCCATTTTTTTACCTAACAAATCATTCCATTGATTAATAGTGTATTGACCATACTTTTTTCTTGCTTCTGAATCTGATATTTTAAACTTATTCATAGCTTCATAAATATTCTCTCCGTATGTTTTGCTAGGAGGTAAAACATCCCCGCCTTTAGCCATTTTAACTTTTGCTACCATACTACCTGCAATCTTGTCTCCTACTTCTTTAGCTTCGGACTTGCTATAAACCTTGCCATACTCTTTTTGGTATTTAGGTTCGACAGCTTTGCCTACAAATTTCTTGGCTATTGAGCTTGATTTTTCATCAAATGTTACTCCACCTTCTGCCATTTTATCCGCAGTCACATAAAGCACATCGTGAGCATCGATATATGATTTTGGAAATGCGTAAAATCCGTTAGCTTCTTTTACATAAATTTCGTCATCATTGTCTTTTTCAACCAAAACTAAGAACGGCAAATTATATTTTTTAGCAAACTTATTAGCCAATTTTTTTGATGAAGCAAACTCGTCTTGTATAAACTCGCTATACTTGCTTAAATCACCTCCTGCTTTGTATGTTCTAGCTTCTTTAGATTCGCTATGCTTAGCCAACCATTCAGCTTCTGTAAGCTTCTTTTTAGGTTGTGCTACCGACCTAACTCGAATACCATCTTTATTGATAATTGCTTCTTCTACTTTTCCGCCTTTTTCCATTTTATCAATTGGGTTTGCACCTTTCTTAATCCAATATCCATTAGAAGGCTTAACAGTTGTTCCGTCTTTTAATTCAACATCAACCACATTGTTTTTAGAAATATAGTTTGCTATCTTTTCTAATTGCCCACCTTTTTCAAGCATATTAGCTCCGTTCAAAACATCTTTTGCATCATAAGTTACCTCTTTGCCTCCTTTTTTAACTGTAACGGATTCGATATTGTCGTGAGAAACGTAATATTTTTTAAGATTAGGAATCAATTTTGCAATTGGTGCTTGCGAAGCATTTGCTTTTACTTCTTTATAAAATTTAGAAAAAGATTGTCTAGGTGTTAGTTCTCTGTTTGGGTCGTATTTCTCCATAAAAGATTTAGATACTTCAAGAGGAATACCTTTTACCTCTCTTGCTTTGTTAAAAGCATCTTCTTCAGATTTACTTTCATTAATTATTTTTTCAAATATAGAAAAGCTTACCTCTTGCTCATTTGTTCGTTTTGTTGAATTAAGCGTAATTACTTTTGGGTTTGAAACATACATAGAATTTTTTGGATTTTTAAAATATTCTAATCTCCAAGCCTTTTGTACTTTAGTAATTTCTGGCTCATAATAATTATTCCATACTAAAAATTCATTGAATAAATGCAAATTTTCATCTGTGTAGAAGTCATAGTCTTGTTGGTCAAAACTACCATATCCAACACCCTCCGTTTCCATTATTTTTGCAACTCCTTCGGCATACTTTTTCAAAAGTGTTTTGTCACCTCTAATTTGACCTCCAGAAATAGCTCCAATTTTATCCCAAACTTCTGCCTCCAAATTACCTAAATTTTCTAAATAATCTTTTCTCTTTTCTGAAAATTCAGTTTCACCGCCTTTTGCATATTCAATATGACCATACCCATGTCGATTTTTACCTTTTGCATATCTAACCTCGTAATCTTGATTATGGTTTAAGTACTTATAGTCAACAGAACCTCCTTTTTTGAAAGGAAGTGGCGGTTGAGAATCTCTTTCACCCGTAGACAGATTAATGAAAACAATTTTTCCGTCTTTATCTTTTACTTTTTGAATATTACCTGCTATTGTTTTAATAAAGGTATCACCCTCTTCTATACCGTGAGCTTCTAGTGAGCCTCCTTCTGCTAAAATACCCGTAGCACCTAAGTAGTAGTTAACATAGCTTTGTTGAACTCCGTTAGGAAGTCCTCCGCCCATTTCCAATTTGCTTTTAACCTCATACATTTTTTTGGAACTAAAAATCCTATCATTGTTTTTAGAATCTTTAAAATGCAATCTTCCGCTTTCATCTTTATTTGAAAAGGTATAAATACCACCTTCAACTGAATTGAAATACTTTTTATTTTTTATAAAATCTTTAGAATCTAAATTTCCTTCGGGAAGTCCTCCGCCCATTTCAAACAACTCTCCACTAGACAAAGCACCCGTTTCGGCTACAAGACCAGTATATCTAGTTCCACTGTAGGCATTTAAAAAAGTAGGGTCAGACAAAGTTCCTCCTGCTTCAAACATTTCGCCAGCAGACATAGCACCCGTTTCTCCAACAAGACCAGTATAGTGAGTTCCACTATATCCGCTTAATGGAGTTGGAGTATTCGTACCAAATGAACCACCAGTGTGTCCTGCTAAATCAGTAGCCATAACACCACCTAATTCCATTTTCAAAGCTTCATTACCTTTTGCAAAAGCAATTAGTTTTTTACTTTCTGAATTACCTTTTTTACCTACAATAGCAGTAGAAACATCTGTGCCTTTTAATTGTCTTCTACCTAATCCAATAACAATATTTAATACATCATCATTTGATAATCCATTGTCTTCTATGTAGTCTTCAATAGCAGTAGCTCTAACACCACTCAAACCTTTTATTTCAAGTATATAACGCTCTCTTGGAGTTAGTAAACCACCTTTAGCATAAACCTGATTTTGAAAGTTTCCAAAAGTAGGGTCGGTCATAAATTCTCCGCCTTTAGCATATTCCTTTAATTTAGTTCCAATAGGTCTTAAACCATAAGGTTCATTATCTAATCCATAATCAAATGTATAACCAATCGCCTCTACTTCTTTTAAGAAATTTTGACTATCTTGATAATCATAATCTCCTTCTTCAAATTTATTCATGTAAAAATCAACTATTTCGGCTAATTTTTTAGGTTGTTTTTCATAATTTTCAAATAAATCTTCACTTACTGCACCACCATTAGCCAACAAAGGAGCATATTTAGGATAGTTTGGCGCAAGTCTATCTTTACGGTTTTCTCTATTTTCGTAATAGATATTACCGTTTTTAGAAATCCTTCTACCACCAACTTTAGCAACTCTAACCGCATCTCTACCTAAATCAGTTCCAGAAATACCTTGAAGCTCTTTATGCTCTTTAATGTACTCTTG